TTATTTCATAAACACAAATATTTCTTTGTTGTTTGTATAAATGTCATAAAAGTGATTACTTACTACTTTTTGATTTTTAGACATATCCGTATCTTTCAGTGGTGCCATCTCTACTCCTAAATTCGATGAAGTATTGAACCAAACGTAATTAGGGAAGTATAGACCGTCATTTGGTGGTACGATTTTTGAAAGAATTGGGTAGTTTCGACTTGTATTAGCATAAACAGTTGAATTTTTGAAAAACGTATTTAAATAAACTTTTTTTCGTTCGTTTGTTACAACATTTTTTAAATCATCTGTTAAAACAGCTGCTTGGCGATTGAATGCTTCTTTTTGATAGTTTAATGTGGAAGAATACACCAAAACAAACGATAAAATATAATAAGATAACAAGCTGGCCACAAGTAACGAAGTTAGATAAATTGCTTTCACTTGTCGATTGTTAAATAAACTTAACATGCTGATTGTAACAAAAACAGCAAATCCGTAAATATAGCGAGGCGCATCACCAGCGATATTTCTTGAATAGACAATAAAAATACCAAAACTTAAGAGAGAAGCAAGTCCTAAATATAAGATACAATAAAGGAAACTTAAGCCCAAGTTGATTTTGCTATTTGATAGATGACTAATAAAAAATAAAACAAGCAGTAGGAGCAGTAATAAGAGCCATAAACGATTACTCTGGTTCAATAGCTCTGAAAAATAATGGTAACTATTTTGATAAGCCACACTTGGAATATCGTGCAAACTTGGTAAGGCCTGACTGCCCCCAATGTTGTTTGTTGCGGAAGGTACAAATTTTAACTCGATAAGGTAGCTGACTATAGAAAGTAGATAAGCGATAGCAGCAAGTGCGACTTTTTTACAAAGAGCGATGAAATTTTCTCCAGCAAGTAACTGCTTGAAAGTAAGGAATAAGACGATAACTATATAAATTCCTGACGAGGCTTGGTAAGTATTAAACATAACAAACAGTGAAAAGACAGAAACCAAGAAAAACGTAAAAGAATTACGCTGCCACCAATAAAAAGGAAGAAACGAACAAAAAATACTCAATGCCATATAGGGACTATCAAACCTGAAACTAAGGCATTGGAGGAACCAAGGATTGAGGCCAATTAAAGTAGCTACTAAAGAGGAACCCCAGCTAATTTTTTGGTCATTGATGATATAAATAGCTAGTATGCTTGTGAGAGATAAGATAAGACCTGTCAGAATCGGTGTGGTCAAGCCCAGATCTGTCAAATGACGACTTCCTTGAACAAACCATGAGAGAAATTCACTGCCCCAACGTGCGTAAGTCGTACCAAAATCTGTCATTCCAGCGACTTGGCGAGCATTATCATCTAAGTAAGGGAAATTGATAATGCCGATGGATAAAACTGCCACTTGATAAATTAAAATGATCAATAGAAGATAGGCTTTATTTTCAATACACCAATTCTTTAAATCAAATTTTTTTGATTCTGTAGGTAATTGTTTCATCATTGTACTCCACTCCAATAATTATTTAACAATTAAAATATACCATAACGAGTGGAATGAAGAAATTGCTTTTGTTATTTTCTCATCTTGACAGAACACTAAGGGTAGGCAAAACAAAAAAATCCCAACTCTTTATTAAAGAGTTGGGATTTTACCAAAA